CCAATCATAATTTTTTCATATGAACCGGCTGCATTATCTCCTTCGATAATACTGCTTTTAGCAGCACCTCTGTTTGCTTGTGAAGGTGATATAACTGGTATGCCTAATTCTTTAGCTAATGCTTTAGCACCTACATAAACATCATCAATTTCTTCTTTACGCTCTCCATTTCTATTACGAGTAGAGCTCTTAACATAATCTAGATAATCAATAATGATTATATCTGGTTTGAAATCATGTTGAAATTCTAATTGTTGAATATGAGCCTGGATTGTATCAAATGATGCTCGTTTAGGTGGATATTCTTTAATTACAACTTTACCTTTTACTTTAGCAACTGTTTCTTCAACTTTAGCTCTATGTTGGTCTAATTGATCAACAGGTATTCCTGTAAATACAGCATCATATCTTTTACCTACATAACCTTCAGCTAATTCAAGTGTATAATGTAGTACGTTAAAACCCATTGCTGCGGCATAAGCACCCATATCAATTACAGCCCATGATTTACCACCTCCAGGATTACCAAACACTAATACTAAATCACCTTTACCCATACCCCCTTGTGTTAAATTATTAAATACTTTCCAAGGAAATGGAACTGCATTCCTATCATCTTGTCTATATCTAGATTCAATATCTTTATCATATTCGTGTCCTATATTTTTATCTTCACCAGCTTTAAGAGCATTATTCATTAACATCTTAATACTATCATAATCACCCATCCCAAGTAAATCGACTGATGTCATAATTGCTTTTTTTACTTGTTGGTTTTTACAGAAGCTAGTAAATTCGTTTTCAATCCATTCTAAATCTTTAGATTGAGATTCTTTATATGCTTCTCTTAAACCCTCTGTAATGGCAATTTTTAATACATCATTATCTATTTTCTTTACCTCAGTTGATAACACTTCCATTGTAGGAATTGTATGGTAATGATTAAAGTATTCTTGTACTTTACCTATAATCCATTGGTTAGCTTGATTTTCGAAGTATTCTTTTTCAAGTGAATCAGATACATTAACTAAGAAATTTTTCTGTGTTAATAATGCTCCGATTACTTTAGTTTGGAACTGCGGTCCGTATGCTTGTAATTTTTGTAATGTTGTCATAACTTATTTTATAAATTTAATTAAGAGAATTGAGATACCCAAAAACTTCTGTAAGCCAATTATCTACATTTGGTATCGACTCGCCTAATTTATCGTTCACATATATTTGATGAAACAGGTATTTATTTAATTCATATGAATCACTAAATGCTTGTTTAACTAATAATCGATTATCTGGTGATAAGAAATCACCCTCTAAATTCATCAATTGTTGATTAATAAATAACTGGTGGCGTCTTTCTACAACAGATAAATATAATTTATTTTCATCAATCATCTCGGCAGATTTTTCAATCATGCTCTCTAATGTAACCTTATTTTCACCTATTAATTCTGGGAATAATTTTACTAACTTTACTGGGCCTAACCCAGTAATTCCTGGGATATTATCTGATTTATCTCCTAATAATATTTTATAATTAATATAGTTAGTAGCACTAACTCCGAATTGTTCTAATACATCTTTTGGTTTGTATATTTTCTTTTTAGTAGGAGAATACACTGATGTTTTAGATGATATTAGTTGTAGGAAATCCTGGTCAGCAGACATAATGTTTATTTCTTTAGTCTCACTAAAATTTTCTAATTTGTGAGTTAAATAACCAATAATATCATCTGCCTCTAACCCTTCAATACTAACAACACTAACAGGTAAACACTTAAGATATAAAATCAAACGTTGCATTTGATTGTTTATACTTTCAGATTCCTCTTCTTTAGATTGGAATATTGAGTAGTTCGTCATGCGATTAGCATTACGATTAGCTTTATAGTCGGAAAATAAATTTCGTCTCGCATTCGACCCACCCACACCATCAAAAACAATTACTACTTTTGTCGGGTTAAGCATTTTAATTGCATAACCAATAGATTTTAGAAACCCTGTAAGGGCACCTATATGGTGCCCGTCAGGATTAATATGATTAATCATAGTAAATGCTCTTAAAAAAGCATTAAGACCATCTATGATTAGAACTGAATTTAATTGAGTGCGTTTGTCAGGTTGAATACTTGAAATTAGATCAAAGTATTTATTCTGCATCGGCTTCAATTATATCTTTAAAATTTTCTTCCATTTCATTTTCTTCAACGATATCAAAATCAGTTGATCCTAAAATTTGTAACCATTCTTTAGAATGTTCTTTTTTATAGTCATCAATTGCTTTTTTATCATCAGGAATAAAACCGTGAACTGTCATTGTAACAGTACCTTTTGTTTGTACACCAGTAACGTGATTCTTATCAGCAGATATCTTAGTACGCTTAGCAAATTCTACGTCTTTACCGTCTTTAGTTGCTTTAATCTTACTAGTACCACTGTTTGATACGTTACCAAATGTAATTACAAATGATGAATCAAAGAACATTGTATCACCACCTTTATTTTTCAATTTAGGTTGTTCCATAGGTGAGTTTGGTTTTGCAACCCACACCTTGTTAACAGCTACTAATGTATTAGTATACGGTTGATTTTCTTTACGTGATAATACAATCTTTTGGTTAATGAAATTACCAAATGTTTGAGACATAGCACCTGCATTCCACTCGTTATTGTTTTTATTAGATTCAACTGATAATCTACAAGGAATAGATCCAACTGAATCCCATAAGAATAATAAATCATATGGTAACTTACCTTTAGCTTGTTCGCTTAATAAGTCTGTAATAAATGCACCTACTTCCTCAATTGTATTTAATGAACCTCTATCAATGTATAAGAAGAAACCTTTGTAATCAATGATTTCACCTGTTTCTTTATCTACTACTGGTTCTAATTCAAAACCCATTTGCATAGCATGATCCCAATTCCACTTCATCTCAGTAACAATGAAAATAGGTAATATACCCATTTTTTGTGCTTCAACTGCTGCTTCAAGCATTGCTGTTGTTTTACCAGTGTCACTATGTCCACGTAACAAAGTTATGTGGCCCATAGGAATACCTGGTATAGACAAAACATCTTGGAACGCTTTAGATAGAGGAATCCAGCGTTGCGGTTTAAATTTAACAGATTGATCTAAGAATTTTGATTTCTTAAATGAATCAATGTCAAATGTTTTTTTTAACGATTCGGATACTACCGACGTTAAACTTTTGTCTTTAGACGTTGCCATTTTTAGTCGTTAAATAGTGAATCAAATTTGTCAGCTGCGTTTTCTTTTGGTTTTACATCCAAACTGTAAGGTTGGATCGGAGCATTCATGTCTTTTAAGAAATCATCTTCATCATCAGTTGATGCTACTGTAGGAGTTGCCTCTGTAGCAGTTTCATCTTCAGGAGATAACCATTTTTGTAATACATCTTTTAATTGATCATAAGCATACTTACGATTGATTGATAAGATGTCTGTTTGCTCGTCTAACGCTTTAGTAACAAACTCACCATCTTCCGAAATTGGAGTTGATTTAACTTTAGGGCGTAAAGTACATTTGATGCCTTTTCTTCCAGCAACAACGTCTTCTACTGCTTCAACTGTAAAATCTCTACCATCAGTAATGTCTGTAAAATCACCGTAGTCCTCATCGGCAGCGATTCCCATTAATTGGTCATTTACTAATTTACCAACTTCCCATAAACGTACACCTGCACTTTCTTCACCGCGAACGACTACTGGAGCGAAATAACGTGTTTTAGGAGAAATTTTGTTAGCTAATTGCCAATCATCTTTGTCAGCTGATTTACGTAACTTTTTAGCGAAATCTGTAATTGGATCTTCTTCACCCCAGTTAGATAAAGCCAAAATTGGTCCCTTAGAAAATCCATAATGCATTTGGATTTCTCTTAATGGCCACTCTTTTCTAAACTTGTTTGGGATAATACGAATCTGGTATTTACCTGCTTTAGGTTTCCAGAAAATCTTTGTGTAGTCGATTTTTTCACGACCTGCGCCTTTGTTGGCGTTTGATTCAAGCTTTTGCTTGACGAACGATAAGTCCATGTTTGTTATGTTTTAATTGTACGGTGTTCTATGAACACAAAATATATAATGAATCTATGATTCTAATTTTTGACTTCCAAGTTTGTTCTATCTTCTTAAGATATTACTAAGCTATATGCTCCTGTTCCTCTTAAACGGTATGTAGTACCCGTAACTGCTGATGCTGGGGTAAATGTAAATATTGATGTGCCTGGTTGTACTACAACTGAAGCAATATATGATGATGAAACAAAACCCATTGATGCTGATACAACCCAACTACCAATTGTATTTGTAGGTTGACCACTATAAGAACCAGTTGCATTAGGTATTGTTTCTAAAGTAAAATATGCAGACGAACTAGGATTAGTAAATGTAAATGTTTTCAATAACGAAAGGTTTTCACCAATCGATCCTGTTCCTCTAAGTTGTCCTGATGTATAGCTTGCCATTATTTACTAAAGTCTATAATTTTATGAATACCTGTGTCTAATTTTCTTAGATTAGGTCCGTCAGTAAGTAATATACAATTCTTATATTGATTCCAATCAACTATATAATTCTTATCTAAATACCCGTTATTTAACGTTTTAATAAGTGTATTTAAAGCATTGATTGTATATAATGAATTAGTTTCTTTTTTACGATGTAATAAGATAGTATTAGCCATCGGTGACTCAGTTGAGTTACCAGAATCTATATTGTAAGTACACATTAATTCATCGCTCTGTGGAGATTCTAAGATGAAAATCTTGTTAAATAAGATTGCGTAACGGCGATTGATAGTGCTTACTGTATCGTCCAAATCCGCTGGAGATGTGAATGTACAGAATAATTTGTTCAAGTCTGTTTCGTTTGTTTGTTCCATAATAAATATTTATAGTTTCTCCAAACCGTGATACGTTTTACCTTGTTTAACACTTACAGGATAGTCCAATATATTTATTATTTCTTGGATTAAACCGTCATCTTCTTTGCTATAGTCAAACAAAAACGCATCATAAGTATACAGTACTAGTTTTGTTTTTTTATCTTTTAATAAATTAAACACCAATTCTAATAATTGAATATTAGTTGATGTTTCTTTACTTTGTACGATGTAATTAAATAACTTTGATCGAGTCATCTCAGCGTCATTTATAAATATTTTATTATCGCATTTAATTGATCCCCCATATTGGTACGTATCCCACATACCATCTATAAACATATTTACATCTTTGAAGAATGGTTTATTTTGATATTCAGCCCAAACACCACCATATAACTGTTTAAATGTTAATTCTTTAGCCTCTTGTTGTGTTACACCTAATAATTCACCTAATACATCGTATGTGTTTTTATCTTTAGGAAAATCAAACCCAATCATCTCACCAATTAATCGTGGGTGGTATCCCTGAAAGTCAATTTCAATAAATTTATCGTTTTCTGGACGATAGCACATACGTTCGCTGTTATCTTTATTTAATGCTGCAAAATTAATGCTATTAAACGTATTAGATGGGCGTGACGTGGTTGTATATAAATTGTATTGAGTGTATATTTTACTGCGAGATAAATTAAATTGAGGGTTTGTTAATTTCCCATTGTAATGCTCGATAAAGCAGTTTTTATCGACCTTAATGCCGTTTTTTTCGATATGATAAAATATATCTGCCGTACGAAAATTTTGGAAGCTAAATGCCTCGTTAGCTAATGAATATTGCTTAATAATAGGTAATGACATGTCGAATATCGCCTCACACATTTCATAGTGTTTACTGATTGGTATCAAACAGTTAACGTTAGGCAACGCATTGTGCTTGCTATAGTAGTAGCTAATGCACGCGTTGTCTAACGATTTGATGTCAACAGGTTCGAGGAAATTTACGTCGAATAATTTATCTGATAATGG